ATAAATTCTGAACAATATAATTTTGGTCAGTAAAAGTCTGAGGTCCGTTGGGTTGTTGAAGTGTTCTACCTATCAAAAAATCCCTAAATCCCCTTGTTGTATTAAAATCTAAATACGTTGGCATTATATTGTTTTAATAATAAATAGATATAATTAAAAAATTTATTACAAGTACAAGTAAGAACCAGGATTACCTACTTGTATTCTTTCATCACCCACTCTTACATCTATTTTAAAAAGATGTGGTTGTGCGTTATTTACCGGTGCTGTATTTGTATTTGTTGTTGTAGTGGTATTTGCTGCGGTAGTGGTATTCGTTGTTATTGGTGCTGCTGTTGTTGTTGGTTGAGCGACAGTACCTTGTTGTGTATTTGTATTTGTTGTTGGTGATTTTGTTGCAGCGCTACCTTTTGGTGTTTTACTTTTAATATATTTATTATTTGCATCAACAATTGCATCCGCAATCCCGGTCATCATATTTTTTACTTCCGGTGCTTCTTTAGTTGCGAATTTACTAAAATTATCTGCAGCCTTTTTAGGGTCTAACGGACCTCCCTTAACAAGTTCTTCATATAATTTATCCGCAGCTTTACCACCAGACCTTCTTGCTAATGCAGCAAGGAAGTTTAAATCTCTTTCAATATTTGTAACAGAGTTTGCTTGGTCTCTAACTATTTGTTCAGGTGTTCTATCTTGTAATTCTTTTTGATAAAATAATAATGTTTCTGCTTGTTTTTGCGATAAATTTTCTAACGCAATCTCTTTTGTGTCCTTATCTACACCTAACGCTTCTCTTATTCTATCACTATTTAATTCTATCATCATTTTACCACCCTTCATCTGAGTAATATTAGTTAGGAATTCTTTCTGTTCGTCTTTTAAATCTAAACCACTAGCCATCATAGCAGCAGCTGCTGAAGTTCTTTCTGCGGAAGCAATTGCACCTTTTGCTAGTTCATCATAACTAACCCCTAATGCTTTAGCCATTTCTCTTGCTCTTCGTAAATTGACACCGGTAATTTCAAATCTACCTTGTTCTGCATTATATGTCGCTAAACTACTGGCGGCACCAATCAATGAATCTTGTAACCCTTCCACATTATTTGTCGCCATGTACATTAATTTTAATGGGTCGTTAAAATCACCTATAGCACCACCTAATACTTGTAAGTTCGCGGCTAAATCAATTGCTCCTTCAGGATTCATAACGCTTTCTGCAATCTTAAAAACTTCACTCATACTCATTCTGAATTCGGTTGCTTTTCTAATCATATTACCTAATCCTTCAATACCATTTTTAAAACCAAATTCATTTAATTTACCTATATTCTGTGATAATTCTTTCGTGGTGTTTTTTGATGAAAGACCTAATTGAAGTGATTTCATACCAACCTTTTCAATCATTTCGACAGACTCTCTAGCTCCCATTCCAATATTCTCAAATCCAGGTAACATTCTAACTAATTCTTCTAAAGTACCTACGAACGCCTTTGCTGCAGTACCTGCTTGTTTCCATGTTTCCGAATTTATAAATGCGAATTTACCCGAATCCCTCACCAAAACCTGAGATGACCTAACCAATTCATCAAACCCAATACCCATTCTTAGTAACTCAGGATTTGCATCTGATAGTTCATTTCTTAAATCTTCCGCTAATTGACCGGTAACACCAATTTCTTCATTTACCTGAGTTCTTAATGCAGATTGTTGTTTCATGTATAGCTCCATGCTACTACCAAGTCCATCAATAATATTTTTACCAATTTGTTGTAAACTATTAACACCACCTTGTTTATCTATTACCACATCAAGAAGATCAGTTATTTTAGTATATTCCTCAGTAATATTTGGTAATTGAGTACTACTTTGAGTTGCAATTCCTCCTCTAAATAATTTTGTTACACCTTCAAAAACATTAGATGATTTAGTTGAAGTGGAGGTGGTTGATGTTGTTGTATTAAAACGACTAGTAATTTTCGCTTGTTCATCGGGTCTCATTCTTTCACCACTATTCCATTGATCTAATGCTCTTAGAAACGTGTTTGTTACTGAAGTTTCATCATTGTGTAAATAAAGATAATCATCTATTCTTGGTCTTGGTCCTTGTCCGTTTGCCATAATATTAACTATTTTCTAATTCTATCATATAATTTATATAATATCTTCTTATATAAATAGGCATAGAGAGAATATCTCCATAGGAGAATCCTCTTTTAATTAGAAATAAAATTTCGGTTAACTGGTTCTTTTTATATTCCGTAGAAAGGGCGAAAGAATTCTACCCCAAATCCGATTACAAATTGGATTTCTTCTCCTGATGGGGTTGTTGCTTTTTGGGTTAAATCTAACCCCGGTTTATTATCTGCAATAAATTTTCTAAAGTCCTGTGCATCTTTAATTGGTAGATTTTCAATTAAATTTCTGATATTCATTAAATCCTTATTTCCTGCAACCGATTTAATCATGAATTCAAGTTGTTTGGTCATAATCGGAGCATATCCATTACCATTCCAACTCTTTTGAATTTCTCTTATTTCCGCTTCTTGTTTTTGAGTCAAGAATTTGAAAGTAATATCTACTTTAGATTTTTCCATAAAATATGAATATTCCCCATTTGCATCAGGTGTTAAATTGAAATCTTTAACTTTTAAAGTACTTAAATCTACTTTGGTTTCAAACTCTTTGTCTGTTTTCGGGTCAGTTAGTGTTACTGTATATTCTGAACCAAATGCGGTGTTTCTTAAAAAGATTAAAATCGCTTGTCTATCCTCTTCCGCCAATTCCTCAATTGAAATATCTTTATCCAAAATCTTTCTTTTCAAAAGTTCGGAGACTATCGCATTTGTTTGAATTAGGTTTGGTGCCGCTAAAATATTTTCGTCCGCTGCTGTTAGATATGCAACTCTAACTGATTTTTTTCCATTTGGATAATGAATACCTTTTGTTGGTAATTCTACCACATCATAAGAAATTGTTGGGTCTACTCTAAATTGTTCCATAGTATTAATTTAATCAATAACTATTGGAAAGTCAAGTTTTTGATAAAATAAAAAACCCCATGTGTTGAACATAGGGTTTGTAAAATATTTGTTTTTGTATTAGTAAACTAAGATACATCTATCTGGTCTCATTGAACAAGTGATAGTTGCCACATCATCTCTTGAATAATCAAGATCATTAAAGTTTAAGTCAGTAATGAATGTACCTTGAAGTATCCATTTCTCAACCACAACACCAGTTGGGTCAAGCATTTCCAATTCAATGTCTTTTTTATAACCAGCAGCATAACCCATACGACCTGTAACAGATTCAGCGTGTAAACGGAACCATTCCATTAACGCCTGTGCCGCTGAAGGACCAATTGGGTCTTTGAAAGTTACTCTCATTTCATTCCATTCAAATCTACCAGCAACATAAGTTGATGTATTGATAAATGGAATTGCAACAGAATTGATTTTTGCACTAGGTCTAGCCGTTGATGTCACATACCACTCGTTAATACCCAAAGATGATGGAAATCTAAGGATGAATCGGTTTACTCTTTTCGGTTCATATGGAACCGGCATTTTCATTAATAAATCTGCCATTTTTTAAATAATTAAGTTTTTTTGTTATCTTCCTATAAATACTACGTATTTGAGAATATTTTATTTTTTTTGAAAAATCTTGACTTTGTCATTTTTTTTCGTTAGTTTTTTACTACCCAGTATCTAGGTTCCAGTATTCAGTATTAATATAACCAATTCCAGCATCTAGAATATTATATAAATACTAGAATATCTAGTTCTAGTATCTAGAATAATAAATATAATATTATAAAACTAGTACTAGCATACTAGTTCCAGTATACTGGGTAAATAGTGTTCCACGTGGAACTACCATATTCCCCCTTTATGTTACCGAGTTTTTATACAAAAAAAATCCTCTAGTTTTCTAGAGGATTTATATTTTATTTTAATGTTGATTATATATTCTCAAATGAAGCACCAGTCGGAGTTATATTGAATTCAATCTCAATAAATTCAAGAGACCTAGTTGGTTTTAAGTAAATCTTTCCTCTCAATGTGTTTGCATCTAAATCCTCTGGATCACTAGACACTCTTACACGGAAATCGTAAAGACCTCTTTCTTTCTTTATAGACTCAAGAATAGGATTTACTAATCTCAAGAACTCTTGTCTTACTTGTTCGTCATTTTGTTCAAATAACAACCTTACAGATACCGCAGAAATCAATTTTCTTGCTCTCAACAATAATCTTCTAACATTAATTCTATCTAATGCAGATTCTCTTAATTGAAGAGTTTTATTACCCCAAATAATTGTACCTGTATCTGAGAATGTTGCGATAGGGTTAATTCTGTTTGAATATAAGGTGTCTCTTTCATCTAATGTAAGTTTCTTATTCGCTTTAATTGATTTAACAAGACCTCTTGAATAACCTGCAACTGCGAACCAAGGATACGATACATTATCGGTTAACGCAATATTTCTAACAACTTCACCTGTAGGCGGGATGTATAATTGTGTTGCGTTGTCTGTATCTCTAACCTGTATCCACGGCCAGTATGTCGCTGAATAGTTACTATCAATTGCGGAATCGTCAATCGCAGCAACTACTTCTTCAACACCTTCAGCACCAGTGAAATTAGGAGAGTTCATAATATATAATGAATCCGCTCTATCTTCTTCAATCATTTCTATCGCTTGGTTAACCAATGAACTATGATCGTAGAAATTAATACCTGGTGTAGCGAATACATTTATATCAACCGCTTCAGGATTTTCAAATGTTTGAATACCTTGAAGATACGCATAATAGTCAGAATTACCATTATTAACATCAAATACACCGCCATTATTTTGATTATTTGCGTTATATGTTGGTTTACCATAAATGTAACCATCACCATAAGTTCTAACATTTCTATAGATATCCCAACCATCAAAACCACCACCAGCAGCAAATGTAAATTTACGATATCTGATGTCAGTTAATTTATCTCCTACTGGTTGACCCTCCAAATCGTATGGAGTTGTAATATATGTGGTACCTGAAATTGTTGATGCGTTTACAGATAAGTGGAAACCAGATGTGGATGAAGTACCTTCAGCACCTTTATATTTAAATAAATCATTATCATATCTTGAACCTGTCTGATTTGATAAACCTAAAGATACTTTTCTTACTTTATCTCCATTTGATAATACCGCGGTACCATCAGCGTCATAATACATTGTATCGCCAGCATCAAAGTATTCTGTTTTATACAAAACATTACCTAAAGTACCACCACCAAATGTTTGATTATTTACGAATCCTTTAAAACCAGCAGGGAATGCATCAACAGGTGCGTTATCTGCTATAGATAACATAATTAACTTAGAACGTAATTCATAGTCACCATTTGATGTACCTATTTTTTTAGCGACATAACCTGGTAAATCAGGATTCATACTACATCTTGAATATTTTTCTAAAACAACAGGATTATCATCAGTATCATAGTAATCACGAACCAATAAATCAAAATCACCATTATCCAAATTAATATTAGCTATTTGAATTTTAACTGTGTAGTTTGCACTTTCACCATCAGGTATTGTTATAATTTCAAACAAATCTGCAACTTTACCACCTCTAACCTCTGAAACAACCATTGGTGTTATCGGAGATAACCATTGACTCATAAAGTTTTCTGATTCTGAATTTACAACTTTTGTTAAACTTAAACCTCTAACATATCCTTTTTGAAATGCAGATTGTAAGAATTTAGGGTATGCCTCATGAACGTATATTGGATAGTCTGTTCTTGGTTTATCAAACACATCACTTCCCAAAACTTTAGTTATGTATTTTGAAGATGTTTGATCCATGGAACAAGTGAATTGTTTTGCACCACCTGTTGTACCCGTTACGTTAATTATAAATTCTGCTAATGGATTTGTAGTAACACCACTTAAATCATCAATATCGAAACGAGATGAAAGAAATGTTTCAAGACTTAATGTGTTTTGTTGATAGAGACCTCTACTTCTAAGTGCAGCAACTATTAAATCTTTATACTGTGTTAACTCACCTGCATCGTATTTGAATCTAGCCACATCAAAATATCCATTTTGTGCGTCATATGCAAAAAGATAAGAATAAACACCATCAACATTTCCACTACCATCAAAAGATAAAAGTTTGTTTATCCATTCTTTACCGTTAGGACTATCATCAGTATAAAACCCATTAAGTGGGGAAACTTGTTCAATTCCAAATAAAGATGATAATTCGGTAATCGCATTACCATCCAAATCGGTAACAATATATGCACCTAAATCAGGTACTAATCCCATAGTAAACCAGTTACCATCTTCAGAAGCACCATATCCACCAAAATTTGTTTCAATGTAATCTGTTATTGTTGTTCCTTCAAATGAGAATATATTTGAAAGTTCATTATAAAAAATACTTGATGATGGGTTAGATGGGTCCATAGAGTCCACTACTAAACTAGTATGTGCACTTGTATCTGCGGTAACACCAGCTAATGTTTGTATACCAAATGTTGTTGTTGGTTTATATCCAGTTAAACCAAGAATTCTTGTTACGAATAGTTGGTTTGATTCTTCTAGATACGATTTAGCAACATACGGTAATTCATATTTTGGATTATCTGCACCGTCTTTTACAGGTGTAGTACTTCCAAAGTATACTTTGAATTCATCAAAATTGGTAATTAATATTGGTTCAAATGCGGGACCCTTCAATGTCTCACCAACCAATCCGAGTGTTGTAACACCAACACTTTGTGCTACGAATGTTAAATCTTTCTCTGAGGTATATACACCGGGAGAAACGAATACTTTGTTTGAATTTGCCATCGATTGTTATTTGCTTAAATATATTTTTATTGATTACTTATAAATATCTTTATTTTATTGAAAGATTTATGTATTTTTAACGGTAAGTATCCTTTTATATACTTAATTATCTTTTTTTATCTTTTTACATGAAGAATAAGACCAAAAACGTAAAAATTAGTGATAAACACCATCAGATGTTAAAAAATCACTGTGAAAAAAACGGGCTTAAAATCTATAAGGTTATAGAAAAGTGGATTGAAAATCTATCAAAGAACGATAAGAAAGACATTTATGGTGAATAACGATTAGTAAAAATATGTAACAGTTATCTTAGAATTTACTATAGGATTTATTAGTAGAGTTATTTCATTTTTATTTGTTACATCATATCCTACAGAATTTTCTTCTATAAGACCATTTATATCCAACATAATCAAAGCGGCAATAGTGTTACTTGTGGTGAATACATTTGTTGTACCATCATAAATAAATGTTTCTTTAGCCAAGAATATTTTATTTCCCCATAAATCAGTTGGTGTTGGGTTTTTTCCTTTGTAATAAATTATAGTTATTTTACTACCAACAAGAGGAGGAGAAACAAATGTTATTTTTGATGTTTTTGCAATATGGTAATAATCAACATCTTTAATTTGTACAACACCATTTATTGATACACTTACTAAAATTGCTATAGTTTCACCCACACTAAATGATGTTTGTATTCCATCTGCAACTATTGATGTGACAAATATTTCATCAATATTCTGTACGCTGGTTTTTACTATTTTAGGTAATTCTTCAAACTCTTGCATTATAAACATTCTACTGATAGCCGGTTTAACTTCAAATTCTTCACTGTCAATAAGAAAACCTAACATTGTAAATTTGTAATTCTGTAAATAAAACCTACGACCATCTAATGTATCCATAGGTGTATTATCATCAATAGAGTCTAAAACTATAGGAATATAATGTCCTTTAACTGACGTATACGCTTGTCTTGATGAAAAGTTTTGCATTACAAGTTTATTCAACTTATTTAAGTCTCTAAATTTGTTACAAACTATTGTCACTTCATATGATATATCTACAGCAATTGGTTGCGGTATTTTGTATATGTCTGCACCAAATTGATTACCATCCCAAGTAGGTACCGTAGCGTAGTGGAATTGTTTTCTAACCGGTATTGTTCTTTGTACTGAAGGATTTGTACCTAATTGAACTTCAGGTTTTCTTATCACCGCCATAAAAGGAACCTGAACATTACCATCTTTATCTGAAAATTCCCAATTATTAGTGTACTCCGCCCATCTTTGAATGGTCATTATTTTATCAATAATAGGTACTTTTTTACCATCAGAAACTATCTGTAAATTATTTTTTACAAATTCCAACATACCCAAATCTAAGTCATCATGTAAAACAGAATCAGGAAGGTAAGTATCGGATTTAGTTATCCTATCCAATAATTCTTGTCTTCTTTCAAGTAACTCTTTTTGAGTATAAACACTAAAATTTGTTTTTCTTTTAGGTAATGGCATATTATATTCCTCTAAATTCAGATTCCTGTACCGGAGCACAAGTTATTGTTCTATAATGCGGTTTGTAACCAAACATATTATGTTTATTATCAGATACAACCGTACCGTCATTTGTAACCGTATAATATCTAATTCTGTCTTCTGTTTCCTGATAACCTACATAATCACCATATCTTATATTAATCTTTAATTCTTCTAAATGTTTTATGTACACAGACACAATTAAATTTCCGGGTTCTTGATAACGAACTAAACCAGCTTTATATGAAGCATTCTTAGGTTCTTCAATCTTAACCAGAGCATTAAATTCTATAGGAGGGAAAAACTTTATTTGGTCTTTCCCGACTTCACCGTATACATCATCGGTGTCTGTTTTTTGTCTATCAACTCTAAATAGAATTAATTTCATATTTAAGTCACCATGAAGATATTCTTGACCCATTTGAATATTAAGATCAATATCATCAACAGATACGAACTTAGATAATCTAGTTATTGGTAAACGGTTTGTCATAATATAATAAATAGTACAAACTTTTATTCTATTTAACTATATTTTAAGTATTTAGATTATGATTATAGAAATTGAAGCAAGAGAAATACTCTTAAATTATGAAGGTTCTAATAACCAATTATTAGAATGGAAAAAAAGATTTTCCGAACAGAAGAGTTTTAAACTAACCAGACCACAGTCTGAGTATGTTTTAAAATATCATGACATTAAACCAAAAGTTGCAAGGAAATATATTAAAATAGCGAAAACATTCGGACAAAAAATTATGGACGAAAGATTACTTCCTGAGGTACCTGAAAAATTTTGGTGTGAAAAATTGTTATGTGAATCAGATAAAGCGTTTCATATATGGGGTAAAATTATTGAAACTGACCCATTAAATTCTTTTTGGATACCAAAAGCAGCAGTTTTACAAGAAGAAAAAAAATTAGATAGAGAAATTGATTACAGTAAATATAGTAATAGACCTCCACTTGAACATCAAAAAGAAGCGATAGAAAAATTGTTAGCCAACAATAAGTTTATCTTGGCTGATGACATGGGTTTAGGTAAAACAACATCTGCGGTTATTGCGTCTTTAGAAAGTGGTGCAAAAAAAATATTAATTGTTTGTCCCGCGTCACTTAAAATAAATTGGGAAAGAGAAATCAAAAATTATTCCGATAAAAAAATATTAATCGTTGAAGGTAGAAAGTGGGGTTCAACATTTGATTATTATATCATAAACTATGATATCATTAAAAACTTTCACACAACTGATAAATCAGAAGACAGTGAGGATTATAAACTTTTAGTCAATATGAATTTTGATTTAGCAATAGTTGATGAAGCACATTATGTATCAAATACAACAGCAAATAGAACAAGACTATTAAATGATGTCTTAAGTAAAATTCCCAAGGTTTGGTTATTAACTGGTACTCCTATGACATCAAGACCAATTAACTATTTTAATTTATTAAAAATTGTTGACTCACCATTAACACTTAATTGGCAAACATATGTAAGAAGATATTGTAAAGGTTATCAATTTACTGTTGGTAATAGAAAAGTGTGGAATACAAGTGGTGCAAGTAATTTAGATGAATTAAGAGATTTAACTAAATCTTATGTTTTAAGAAGAATGAAAACTGACATTTTAGATTTACCGGAAAAAACAATTACTCCTGTATTTTTAGAATTGACAAATAAAATGTACGATGAGGAATTAGAAGAGTTTACAAAAATAACAAGTGAAAATAAAAATAATGAAACGATAAGTGTTACACTTAATCGTCTTATGAAAATAAGACAACTAATTTCTTACGAAAAAATTCCATATACTTGTGAATTAATTGACAAGTGTTTAGAAATGGGTAAAAAAGTTATAGTCTTTACTAACTTCACAGCAACATTGGACACTCTTCATCAAAAATATAAAAAAAATTCTGTTGTTTTAGATGGAAGAATGTCAAAAGATAAAAGACAAGAAAGTGTTGACAGATTTCAAAATGACGATAAAGTAAAAGTATTCATTTCGAATATCATTGCTGGAGGTGTAGGTATCACATTAACCGCTGCGGACACAGTAATTATGAATGACTTATCTTTTGTTCCTGCTCACCATAGTCAAGCAGAAGATAGATCGTACAGATACGGGCAAAAAAATAGTGTTCTCGTTTATTATCCAATTTTTGAAAACACTATTGAAAAGATTGTTTATAATATTTTACAGAAAAAGAAAAATATTATTGACCAAGTAATGGGTGATGGGGAATATTCTGAATCTTTCAGTAAAGACTTAATTAAAGAGCTTATTTAATCTTTCTGTTTCATCAATAACCATTTTCTTAATTCCTTTGTCTTCAGCATCAGGGAATTGAATTGTAACTGTTTTGGTTTCTTCATCATAAATTATTTTATTAATATCACCATCCTTAGTCATTACAACATTTATGTTGTTTTTACTCGCTATTTTCATTAAATTTTTAAGTTCTTCAAACATATCGATTATTTTTATTTTTTTTACTACAACTTCTTCAGGAAAAACCCATGTCGTATCTTGTAGTTGTTTATTTTTATTTAAATCATTTTTTAACATTATTATACTATCCTTATAAACCATTACCCAATAATGACAATTAGAACGAGTACTAAATTTAGATTTAGTTAGAATTTGATTTTCATTGTTGATGTAATAATTTGCATATTTCACTTGAATTTTTTCTTCAAAATTATTTGAGTTAACTACCCAAAAATCAACACCAGTTTCTCTATCTAGTGGATCACCTAATCCACTTGAACATTTCATTCTTAAATAATTTGGGAAAAATTCGTTAATAAATCTTTTGAATAACATTTCACCAATGTCACCTATCATCATTACGTTTGCACATATTGACATCATTTCTTTACACTGAGGTGAATTATAATCCAATAATAAATTACTGTATTTTCTAACAATTAATAAAAGACTATGAATTTTTTCATATGTCGATTCAATATCTTCTCTCCAATTCTCACCTATTCTTATTTTTTCAGTGTATATTATTTTACCATCAATTTCAATATAATCTTTTCCGGATTTTTTTAATGATTCCAAAATAACATTACATTGTGAAAAAAGATATAACTGTCCACTTAAATTAGTATTAAGTGTATTTAATCTGTGCCACCTATTCAATAACACAACACCAAAATCAGTTAATTTAGATTGAGGGTGAGGATTTCTTAACCATAAACCTAATGGTTCATAATATTCTTTTAATATAAAATTAATTGAGTCAGATATCCGGTATTTTATACATTTATCTTTGTACTTATATTCCCCGATTTCACTTAATACTTGAAAAAAAGTTACCTCATATCCTACCTTTTTATCCGTCATTAATCTATTGTATATTTCAGGTGTCATCATTATTAGTTAAAAATACTAAAAATATTTGGTATTTAGTAATAACTTTTAAGATATTTATTGTAATAACACAAAGATATGTCAGCAACAATAATAACTCTACCTGAAAAGGAAAAATTATATACACAGGTTTTTCACCTATTAGGTATGCCTGTTAGGGGAATTGAATTAACAGAAGAACAAATGGATACGTTTTTAGAATTAGCGGTATCTGAGTATGAACAATACGTTAATGATTGGTTAATTGAATCACAGTGGTCTGCTTTAGCCGGATTGGATGTTGACACACAATCCTTAACAAGAGCTCTGACCACAAGAGCAATGGACTATGAAACACAATATACATATTCATATTCAAAAATCGTTGGATTACAAACAGGTGGTCCATGGGAGTTGAAAAAAGATTATTTCACATTAACAGGAGGAACTCAGACATATGTAATCCCCGCAGGACGTGAAATAAACGAGTTATTATGGTTCACAAGAGCAACTCTTACCGATTCAATTGTTGATCCGTTTTTGGGTGGATTTGGTGGTCTTGGTGGTGTTGGTTTTGGTGGTGTTGGTGGATTCGCTCAAGTTGGTGCGTCAGGGTCCTATTTTATGTTACCAGCGTTTGATTTGTTATTAAGAATGCAAGATAGAAATATTAAAAATAGATTAATTGGTGGTGAATTAACTTATAGAATTACTGCGGGACCAAATGGGACTAAAATAGTACATTTATATAATGTACCCGGTGGTAAATTTGACTTCGGGTCTGTACAACAAAATAACTACCAAGTGTGGTATTGGTATTATGATACAACTACAACATCAAGAGATGAATGTTTAGAAAAAAATAAAGACATAGTAAAACTTCCGTCTGATGTTATGGTTGAAGCGTTAACTTGGGATAAAATGAATAAACCTTCACAAAATTGGGTAAGAAAATATTTGACAGCATATGCTAAGGAAGGTCTTGCAAGAATATGGGGAAAATACTCCGGTGACTTAAAAGTACCTGACCAAGATATTAAACTTGACTATACTTCTTTATTAACCGAAGCAAAAGATGAAAAACTTAAATTAGTTGAAGAATTACAACAAAGACTAGAAAGACTCCGCCCCGAAAAACTTTTAGAAAGAAAAGGAAACGAAGCGGAGAATCTTAACAAATCTCTGAAGTATAGACCAATGGTGTCACCATTTAATGTTATTTAAAGGTGATTCGCGTGATACGCAAAATCATTGCCATTTGTTTCAATAATTTCATCTTCATTACTCACAGTACTTGACTCAATCATAGAAACGACTTTTCTATTGTGTTCCACCCAATAACTGTCTACGTTACTTAAACTCTCCTCAACATACATAAAGAACGGGTCTCTATTTACTCTATTCCAAAACATTACTTCACTATCTGATAATGTCATTACTTCATTAAAATTATCTTGACCAGATTCTTTTAGAGGAAACCCACTTACAAGTTCACATTGAAGTTTCGTAAAGTATTGTCTGTTAGCCGGATCCTCAATTAAAATATCGTCCCTGATTTCAGGTTTAAAAACAACCAATAGTGGTTCAATTCTTTTATTGAAATTATTTAAATAACGAGCAACATTGTAATCACCTGTTAGTTCAGGATTATTTTGAATATCTCTTTCAGGAATCATGTAACAGTTAATTTCCAAATAATCACTCGGCATCGGTTCACCATGTTTTAACTCATACTCTTCTTTTTGTTTCTTAGTTGGTTTAGTTATTTTTTGAACGTCACCAGAAGTTTTCTTTGTACCGTTATTTACATAATAAATTGTTTCACCTAATGTTGCAGGATAGTCATTAAGTAAAACTAATTCCATGTGAGCTTGTCTTGACATTAAGATACCGGCTTTAGTTGTTTTCTTGATGTATTTTCTATATTCTTCTACAGATTGTTTTACTCTTGATTTGTTGGCGATTTTAGATAAAGGAATTTGTTTATTGTATATCTTATCAACATAAGAATAATATAACTCAATAAAAGAAACCCCGTCACCATTTAACAGATGTTTTAATCCTTCATCTAAAAACTCGACAACATACTGTTGTAATTTCTTGGATTTGATTGTGTTACCAGTAAGTTTTATTTTTTCTTTTCCTTTCTTTAATAGTTTAATGATATAATTTTTTCTTGAGACATTAATACAAACGGGAGCAATATAATCAATATCCAAACCCATTTCGTTCCTCATAAAAACATCATTAAACTCTGCAGTGTCTGCTTCAATACCTTTATATTCTTTACCTTCTTCAACTAATTCGTTTAATCCCTTACCAATATAAATGTGCGATTCAACATCAATGGGTGTTTCAAAGTTGACACCATCAGTATCCATTACAAGTGGTTTATAACCTTTCTTCATAAAGAACATAATCATCATACGAAGACATTGTCTACCCACACATGTAATTGTTTCACCCATATTCATATCACCCCATGGAAATACTTGAGGTGCAGATAATGAACCGAAATAAGCGTTGATGAATATTTTAATTGGTAACTGTTTTCTATCGTACATTTCCGCCAATACAGGGTCTTTGTCTTTTAATTCACCTGCCAATCTTTTATATTGAATACGAATGTTTCTGAAATATTTTAACATTGATTTTTGTACACCCATAACATCACAATCAGGGAATACATCGTACACCAATTGAATTGATGGGTATAGTGAAGCGTAGTCAAATTTAACGATGTTTTTAGAATACCCTACACTCAGTAATCTTGATAACCCTCCAGTGATTGCTCGTCTTTCATCTTTAGCGGGAATTGCCAAATTATTTTCGTAAGACCATGCTAACATTATTATCTTCCATAAGGTCGCAGTACCCATAGTAGATATTCTTTCATATGTTGTTGGTACTAATTTTGACAATAGAAAAGTAGATTGACTAAAAGAATCATCAACAACTAATGTCTCATACAAATCATCATCGAGATATTGTTCAACAATTTTAGAACCAACCCATATCTCAAATTTACCCGGATATTTTTCTAATAAGTTTTCTGTACCCGGTTCACCAATTTTCTTATAATTACCTGTCTTAGGATTGACATAGTAACTTTCATTCTCTAAATAAATTTTAGAAATTTTATTACCCTCAACATACACACGATTTGGTTTTTCTTTTTCCAAATACTTTGTTATGTATTTAAGACTCCATGATTTAATTTCTGAATTAATTGCCTGTGCTCTACGAACAGAGTGAGCAATGTCCACAATATTGAAACCCCATATAACATGTTGAGTATACGGTTCAATTTCATTTGCCAACTTTAAAAGACCTTCTTTTTGTTTTATACCTTCTAAAGTAAAAATTTGAGTCAACCCTTTAATATCAACACCTAAAATTTCACCTCTTTTAAGTATAAATGGAAAGTCAAATGACGCTGAATTATATCCTGCAATAATTGTTGGTTTTAATTCTCTTATTGTATTAAAGAATTCCTCAATACATTTTTTCTCACCATCATCACCAAACGCACTTAATGTCCTTTGAAATCCCCTATTATCTTTCATCCCAATTAGTATGATTTTATCTGTTTCAGGATTTAAACCGGTGGTCTCAATGTCAAACACAAATCTGTGAACACCAGAATAATCATCAATACCTTTGAACAGTCTTTTTTTCTTTTGAATAAGATATTGTTCTACCGGAGATAATGTTATAAAATATGGTTTATATTTTTCATCCCAAGGATTTATACCACCTTGTCTGAAAAAACTAATTAGTTCAGTATATCCTTTTATACTTTTTACTAAAAAGTTTAAACCATTTGATAATCTTTCATTACCATGGGTCTCTAATTTTTCAATTAGAATACCATATTCAACCATTTTTTGTTTTTGAAGTGTCTTACTATTATTGTAAAAATTAAGACCAGTTAAGTCCCCAACCCAAAGAAACGGAATGAAACTATCTTCTTTGATTATCTTACCCTGTTCAGGGTCCTGTATGATTTTGTAAATTTTATTTTGTTGGTAATCGTATTCAACGCCAACAATGAATTCTTCGGAATCTGCGCCGTTCAAGAAGCTCTCAATGACTTCCTGAGAAATAATTTCTTTCATGTGTTATAAATTTGGTTGACCTATTAGCTTACTGTAAATCAGTAGTTTGTCTTGTATTCCAATAATTATAACAAAAAAGTTCGAGATTAAAAAATATTGATGTAAAGTTTTTCTCTGATTGGAACTATTAATTTGTTTGTGGGATTCAAATCGGTATCTAAAAATTGTATGGTAACCGTACCCTCAAACCTACCTACTTGAGAAGTTTGTTCTTCGGTGAATCTATATGTAATATAATATTCATCTGTTGTTTGATTGTATTTTTTTGTTCTTAATACCAAATTACATTGACCATCAAATATAATAGGGTCACCAGTTGAAACTTCTGACATTTCAAACGTTATTTCAGAATTTTCCAATAAATCATTAAAAGATGATTTATCGTTTTTACCATCGTCAATTAATCTTAATTTTAATATCGGGTCTGTTGCGCCTTTTCTTATAAAAAATTCCATATTATAAAAAATGATTTAAAAAGACAATATTTCCCCCCATGAGAGTCCATAATGCATCTTTATAATCCGGAGTACCGGTGTCGGACAAATAATCATACACTTCTTTTCCTATTGAAATAACCATTAAAAAAATTAATGAAATCAATGGATGAAATACTAAGTTAAATAATGTGTAAATAATTACACCGTAAACAAAGTGATTTGCTTTATCTATTGGTATTAAAGGTAACTTATTCATATCAATAAATATATCGAAAAAAAAATCCCTTCGTTTAGAAGGGATTTATTATTAAAATTTAAAAATTATAGTGAAACTGTATGGTACGAAAGGTATACTTGCATTGATAATGTACCACCTGAAGCATTACTTGCTGCTGTTATTGCTATATTTTCGTTAGTTAATCCTGTAAGTGATGTAGGATAATATACGAGTGTTTTTGACGCTAAACCTAAAGGTCCATTAGTTGAAGTAACAATGTTTTGACTACCACCACTATAACCAATCGTAACTTGAGTACCACCTGTATACGCAGTACCAGAAGAAGTTTTCAGAATTACTGAATCAACCACAACTAATTTATTAGCACCAGGTGCCGCCAAAATTGTTTGAGGTGTTGTTGCCAATAGTGCTGTTTGTCCACTAGTAATTGTTATTCCAGTCGTTGTAAATAATGTTGCACCGGGTACATCTGTAATATTACTACCGTCACCAGAAAAATCGGTTGCGGTAACTGTTCCTGTAACGTTTAAATCACCGGTAACATCCATCACACTGTCTACAGTAAAAGTAGTTGCAGTTGTACCATTAAAAGTTAAATCATATCCTGCGAAATTTACCGTTCTATTACCGGTCAAACTATCGTCACTACTATATAGTGTACTAGAACCACTAAACTGTATTGTATCTGCAATAGTTTGTATTGAGCATTGATAAATTGTATCATTATCAACTACAACTGTTGTTGTGGATAATGAGGGGTTAGCTAAATTGTCTAAATCTGTGATTTTAATACTATTCATTGTAAATTATTTTATTATAAATATTTGGTTATTTCAAATTATTCTTTTTATTTTAAAAAATTTTAATTAGTGATACCCGTTATTATTAAGGTGTTACCAGAAATGAAAAATAATTTATTATTTCCATCGGTATCTTGTAAAATATTTTTATTAAAACTACCTGACACGCTAATCGAACCTGTAAAGATAAAATTGTGTTACGAGCAAATTCATAACCTATTTGATTTTTTCTAAAATTTGATGTAATGTAATTATCTTCAAATAAGTTACCTATAAAATTGTCTTCAAAATTATCGTTTGTTATATTATTTCTAAAATAATCACCTACACTGTTGCTATAAGAATGATTATCAAAAGTGTTGTTGTAGCAAACGTTACCAAAAGTATTTTGATAGTAATCAAAATTACCTTTAAAAACATTATTAGGTAATATGAAATTTCCTACACTATCATATAAATGATATATACTATAGTCTCCAATGTAATTATTAAAAATTGTTAATCCTGTTGGTGAAACCCCGGTCAGATTAAAAGTTGTGTATTCTTCACTTGTTAGTGATATGTTGTTTCTTTTATGACTAACAAACCCATCATTAATAGTTGAGTAATAAGTTGTACCTGAACCTATGGTCGTAATACTTAATCCGGTAATAGTCATACCTGAAGAACCGGAAATAGTCAATACTTCAAAATACTTGTTACCCATACTTGGTATTGCAATTACGTCTCCAACAGTTAATGATGAAGAAAAAGTTGTACCGGTATTACCAACAACCACACCATTTGATTGTACTTGTATTGTACCAGGTAATATATCACTTAATTTATATGAATAATATTCATATCTTTTTAAGTATATGTTTCTATGTTCATAATCTGTTCTGTTGTTATATTCATCAATTCTTTCTATAATTCTTCCAAACGCCTGACCACCCGTTTTTTCAGTAGTACTGAAAGTATAGTCATATTTGATTTTGTCTTTAGGGTATTTAGGTTGATATCCGTCTGAACTAATTGTATTTGCACTTAAAGCAAAAACAATAATTGGTTCAATAGGTCCTTGTTTATAAGTTGTATTACCAGTAACAGGTTGACCATTAATTAAAAAATCTGGTTGATCGTAACACGTTTTATAGTTGGTTATTAAATATGATTTACCAGCGGTAAGCGTTTTACCTGTTATTTTACTGACTAATTCAGAATAAGTAACACTTTCATAGTCGTTTGAAAGATTAAATGTATTACCTGAATCATTTTTAAATTTAAAAAACCCGTCACTTGAATCTACGAATAGGTTATACGTATTACCACTTGATGTCGGAATATTGTTTTTATTTTGTTTTTGTAATTGTATGTAACTTGGCATTTTATTTATTTTTTAAATTATTATTCCTGAACCTGTTATAGACCCATTATTTATTAGTGCTCCACCAATTTTAAGTGTACCATCAACAATAATCGAATCATTATTAGTTAAATTACCTTGCACAAAATATTCAGCATTTTGTTCTATAATAAATACAGTATTTTGGTTTACAGTTAAATTAGAATGATTATATATTACTTGATATTCTTCAATTGTACTTGTATAACCTGTTCTTGTTTGATTATATATAAATGGGGTCAACAAATTACGTAAATAATCAAATGTTACTTTATATGTAACACCATTTTGAACAATAGCGGTTACGCCGGTTAAACTTGGAGTCGTTAAATTTGGAAGTAGTGATATTTTTATACCTGACATTTACATAAATATTTTAAATAATCAATAGATTATCATTTTCTGTTAATAAATTTTTTCCATCCTCGGCCAATAATCCATTATTTATCAAACTTATTATATTATTAACCCCATTCGCGTCAATATAGTCACATTCATTAGTGTTATAAACACATAAATCATATGTCTCAGTAAGAATTAAAAAATTATATTTTACATACACAAAACTTAGAGGTTCTGTATAATATCTTATTTTTTTAATATCAAAACAACAAACACCATCGTGTACGTTGTTCATTAATCCTGTTCCACCACCCCAAGATTGTATAAATGGTTGAACACTATCACCATCCCTTGGTATAATTTCTTCCCAATTAATTATTTTATATATTGGTCTACCATTTAGATATATTTTTAGAACACCTAATCTTCTATCTCTTTCTTCATCCCATCTTGGGTTTAGTATTTGAGTTTCTTCATAAATTGGTGTAGCTCCGGTTAAGACATCATATGGGTTTAATACTGTTGACCCGGTAATTAAATCATTGACACCACCTTCATTTAATAAATCACAATCAGTATAATATTTGTACCTATCAAAAACTATTGCAACGTGAAAATCTTTAGTTTCTTCACAAATGTGGAGTGTAGGTGTCTGACCACTTGAAACATAATAATTTCTAGTGTAACCCGAATCACAATTTGTTGTATCACCTGAATATCTTATTGTAACCCATCTGATTCTACCATCTGAAGTAAATTGAAAAGATAAATTATTATCGGCGTATTTTTGTGGATCATCTTCACCTCTTGTACCTATATAATAAAATACACTACCATCGGACCAATCCAACCCATTTTTATTAAAAACAAATTCCAAACTCCAACCTTTTTCATGTCTACTTGAAAATATTGGTGAACAATTATCGATACCACTTCCTGTGTCAAATTTATATGCCCAAGGTTTATTTTGTAAACTTGGTGCTTGGTCACAACAATTATCTGAACTTTCTAATTTTCCGACACAATTAATAATTTCGGAGGATAAATCAGATACAGGAATTTGTAAATCAATTGACATTTATCTTTTCTATATAAATAGTATTTTAATTAGATTTACACATTAGGTACAACAACTATTTCTATAGTGTCTTCCACCACAAATGAATCATGAGTAAAATAGTACGTATTCGTACTATCTCCTTGAACAAGAAGTGAATCTTGTAAAACACTATTTATATATAATTTAACTGTGTGATCCTGTTTTATACCATTAGTTATTTCAACAAGAATAGTACTCGAACTATTATTTGTATGTGTCGCCACAAGACAATCTCTAGCACTTAACGGTATAGTATTTGAACCATCAATAACACTATAACCCGGACCGTCAAGACCAGACAGCAACTCAACGTTGTTTATTACCAAACCTGGACTCGCCTCTCTATCTGTATTATTAGAAACTATTAATCTACCTGTATCTCGAATTAAACGGAAACCATTTACAACCGTTATAACTAAATAATCTGAGGATGGTATTGGTGTTCTATCAAGTATAAAAGAACCCGTTAAACTACCAGCATATATGTGGAATTCCGCAGTTCTACCACAATTTGTGTCGATATTAACTGATTTATCAAGAGTACTATCTCCCACATAACTAATAATCAAATTCTCATCACCTTCTTCATTATTACGAGTTGCTTCAATTAATGTTGTTGTACTATCAAGAGGGAAAGAACCAGTTATAAATGAGTTAATAAAAGAATTTGGACCTAAAAGACCAGTAATTGATGCGTCACCCGTTGCGTCATAATTAAATCTAATCAAATCTGTTGGACATCCTGGTGTTGGTGTTGGTGTATTTGTTGGAACTGGTGTTGGTGTCGCAGTTGCAGGGATAGGTGTTGGTGTATTTGTTGAAACCGGTGTTGATGTTGGTGTTGGTGTTGGTGGAATAGGTGTATTAGTCGGTGTTGGGGTATTAGTTGGCGTCGGTGTTGGTGTTGGTGTGTTAGTTGATGTTGGTGTCGGGGTTGGTGTATTAGTTGGTGTTGGTGTATTAGTTGACGTTGGTGTCGGCGTTGGTGTTGGTGTATTTGTTGGTGTCGGTGTAGGACAAACGTATGTCGATAGATATGTATTATAATTACCGGTTATCAATCCAGAAGATATGTTTTGATTCCAAATTTCTATAGTACCTATTCTAAAATTACCCGGACCACCATTACCCATATTGACTATGTCAAGTAATCCTATACCTAATTGATAATTTGGAGGAGCAATTCTATTAACAAATGTTCTATTAACTTCAATTGCATCGACATATGCAACTATTTCCGTTCCGTCATATGTAAAACCAACATAGTACCATCTATTAAATTGAACAGGTTTAGGATTTGCAACAAAATCTATACTTGAACCATTCCACAGACCAAAGTGGAAATAACCACTAACTAATTCTATTATTGATAAATGCCAATCACCTGAAAGTCCACCAGACATCTCATTAAGGACTATTCCATTTGATATCGGATAAACCCATGTAAATACAGATAATTTATTACTTACAAATGATTGTGAAATATTATTAACAAAACCGTAATTAGAAGTACCATTAAATTCCAAATAATCGACACAATAATCACTTGAATAAGTTGGATTATTATAAATTGTGGTTGTTGCTGAAAACGCCAAATCAGTAATTGTGTTACCTGTACCTGAATATGATGATGAGTTATTTACATCAATTCTATATAGTACTTGAGGAGCAACTGGTTCAGGTGTTGGTTCTGGTGGTTCAGGGGTGTTAGTTGGTGTCGGTGTTGGTGTAATAGTTGGTGTTGGGCTTGATGTAGGTGTCGGAGTAATGGTCGGTGTTGGTGTAGGTGTTGGTGTAGGTGTTGGTGTAGGTGTCGGTGTTGGTTCAATAAATACCACATCAGGTTCTATTTTAAATCCTGTGTATGGGATATTTGATGGTAAAACGATATCCTCAAATACATTTTCTTGAGTAAGGATATCAAAAGACTCATCTAAAGTGATTGTTAAATTAGAACTACTTTCACCAGCGTTTATTGTTATTCCTGTAATAATTTCTATTGTATCACCTGTTGTGTTTAGTTTGTGTGTAAAATTGACTGTAATGTTGTCTTGTACCGGTTGATTACTATTCAAATAATAATTTAAAACTATTGAACCGGGGGTAATTTGAGCATTTAAATTCAATTGTATACTTTCAGTAAATGCAGAAATAATAAAATAATGAGTTTCTCCGTCTGGATTTGTATAAGTGTAAACATGGTTATTCAATATTGTATTTGAATATGTGTTACCAAAATGATTAACAAAATCATTGTAATTTAAAAAAATACTATATCCCGAATATGGGTAAGACAAATCATTGATTCTGTTATCATATTCAATTAGAATTACATTATCTCTAACGCAACCAAATTGATTCATAGAAGTATCTATTGTTAATCCGGTATATGTAATTAAATTATCTAAATCTAATACATCCGAATAATAATCATCGTCAACTTTTGATAGTTCGTAATCATATAATTCTGAGGTATCTAATTTAACGTCTAATTTAGACCCGTAATATTTTAAAATATTCTGACTATTCATTAATTTATAAATATCTTTCCTTTCGTTTGATATTTATATAAAAACCTAAGTTATCATGAATAATTTCATAAAACAGGTAATTGAAGAAAAATTTGCGTCAAAAAAACAACAAAGATTGTTTTATGCTAAATCTTCTGATAAATCCATTTCACCTAAAGAAAGAAAAAAATGGAAGAAATGGGCTCAAGAATTTTCAGCAGATACGGATTTTGAAAAATTACCAGAAAAGAAAAAAGAAGAAGTAGACGAAATAGTTGACGATTTCGGTAACATAAGTAGAAATAAAAAACCTAAAAACTTTAACACAAAAGGAATTACATCAAATTCTATGAGTGATGAAGTTGTAAAAAGTGGGTCGGGATCTATGGGTACTCATGGCGTACATGGTACACATACTTCTTTAAGATATTGGGCGGAAGCGGACATGAGTAAAACTTTAGGTTACAAAGAAACCTTGGGAAAAGATAAAGATTACGAAGATGCTGAAGAACATTTTGAAGATGAATTAAATTTAGATGAGCCAGAAGCTGAAGAAAGATTAAGTAAAATGGGTTATGATAAAAATTTACCAAAAGATAAAGTAAGATTGATAGAAAACCCAAAAAAATTCATGTCAGATTATATTGAAAGTATAATTTATAAAAAAACTTTGGAAAATGACTTAGTTCAAAAAGAAACAGATGAAACAGAAGAAACTAAAGAAATCCCAAGTATTGTACAAAAACAATTAAAATCATTAAAAAATACAATGAATACATATAATTTGACTATTAATGATGTTACCAAAGAATTAAAAAAATAATGAATAGTGAATTAAAAAGTAGATATTTTGATATACCACAAAATATCTTAGATAAAATTAATCATACAGTAACTTGTTTACAAGGTGAAAATGTTCGTGGGATTCAACGAGCAAAAAAACTATTGAACGACAAAAAAGTAAAATATGGTCAATTAAAAAGAATTATTCATGACATACAAAATATTGATAAAATAAAAGACAGAACCAAATACGATTTATGTGGTGGTGATTTAATGGAAAAATGGGCTAAACAATTTTTAGATAATGAAAGACAGTTGATAATTAACAGAAAAGATTCTAAAAAAAATGCGGATAGTATGGGAGGAATCACAGGAGAAAGAAAAAATAGTCATTTAAAAAAACACAAGAAAAGATTTAGTTTCAAAATCCCTGTTAATTTAATTAAAAGTAATTCACATAAATCATCAATTACACCAATAACATCATTAGGATTATTTGAAGAAGTTGAAAAAATAAAAAAATTAATTGACTACTAATATGGCAACACAGTTAGAACAAATTGCAGAAAAATTAAGAATAGAACATATAGCCAGAAACAAATACGAGTCAGAAAAAAAATATTCTTCTGAAAATTCTAACGCATTATCCGATGGTGATGAATTTGGTAAAGGAGAAAATAATGGAAGTATTGGTTCAAAAACGGATATTTTAACAAGAATCGATAATACTGGAAGAAATACATATTCTTCAAATAACGGATATTCATCAGTAAATACTCGAGCATTGTCTGACGGAGATGAACCAGGTAAGGGGGAAAACAATGGTAATATCGGAGGAAGAACAGATATATTGACTAGAATTGACAATACTGGTAGAAATATTTACAATCCTAATAATCAGTATTCTTCCATCAATACTCGAGCGTTATCTGATGGTGATGAACCAGGTAAAGGGGAAAATAACGGAAATATCGGGGGTAGAACGGATATTAACACAAGAATTGATAACACAGGAAGAAATATATACTCACCAAATAATCAATATTCATCAGTAAATACAAGGGCGTTATCTGATGGTGACGAACCAGGTAAGGGAGAAAATAACGGAAATATTGGTGGACAAACTGATATTCTAACAAGAATTGATAACACCGGTAGAAACATTTATAACTCTAACAATCAGTATTCAAGTATTAATACTCGAGCATTATCTGACGGTGATGAGCCAGGTAAAGGAGAGAACAATGGTAGTATCGGAGGTCAAACCGACATATTGACTAGAATTGATAATACCGGAAGAAATATATATTCACCAAATAATCAATATTCTTCCATCAATACTCGTGCGTTATCTGATGGTGACGAGCCAGGTAAAGGTGAGAACAATGGTAGTATTGGAGGACAAACTGATATTTTTACAAGAATTGATAATACTGGTAGAAATATTTATAACCCTAACAATCAATATTCATCAGTAAACACAAGGGCGTTATCTGATGGTGATGAACCAGGTAAAGGTGAGAACAATGGTAGTGTTGGTGGACAAACTGATATTCTAACGAGAATCGATAATAGAGGTAGAAATTATTATGGAGAAACAAGACAATATCCTGACTTTTAAAAATGAAAATTAATAATATTATTTTTGACATACTATTGGAACAACCAAGTTTTGATGCAAAATCAAAACCATTAGTGAATGCAATAAAAAATAGAAATCCGGTGACGTTTTATTATTCGGGACCAAGAAACCCTAAAAAAGATAGTGTGGTTGCGGGTGGTAGATTTAGGGCTGAAATTGTTGCAATGGGTTTGAGTAAAAAAGGTAATTTAATTGTCAGGGCGTGGGTCGAACCTCCATCAAGAACTAAAACAGGTTTTAATAAAGGAAATTGGAGAACATTTATTGTAAATAGAATGAGTAGTATTACTGTATTCGATGACAAGACATTTGATGTTAAAAGACCAGGATATAAAGAAGGTGACGATAAATCCATGACAGTAACATATGTCAAATCATCGTGGACTTCAACACCACCTGTCAAACCAAAAGAAACACCAAAACCAGTAGAACCTGTCAAACCAAAAGAAACACCAAAACAAACAAAACCGGAAGAACCGAAGAAAGATGAACCGGTAAAACCTGAAGAATTACCTCAACCAAAACCTGAAAAGAAACCTGAACCACCAAAAAAAGAGGTTGAACCAACTAAACCTGAACTTAAGGAACCAGAAAAAAAAGAGGAACCTAATTCTGAAGAAAACCCTGAAAAGGAAAAAAATAAATTACAAGAAGGAATAGTAAGATTTAAATCTTTAATTTCCTATAGTTTTTAATTATAATTAAATAAAAATACTATGTCAGGACAAGGAACAATATCGACTAATGATTTAATGATGAAATTAGTCCAAGCTAAAAAAGTAATGAATAAAGTTGACTCAGGAAATTTTGAAAGAGGTAATGTAAACGAAAGAATACTAACATCACCTCCAGAAGAAATTATGGAAATGCAATCACCATCAACAGTAACTAAACAAATACCAACACCAACTGTAGATAAAATACAAAATTCAAAATTACCTGATGCAATTAAAAAAGCGATGATTGAAAACCCAATTCCACAAATTTCTTTAAATGATAGTTTGGACATGAATTTTGTTAAAAATGCAAAAAGATTGATGGAACAAGAAGGTTTAACATCTAAAAAATCAGGGTCTTCAAATCAAGTAATCAAAACATATCTTTCAGAATCAAATACATCAGATATCGCGGAAAAATTAACACCAATTATTGAAAACATAATTAGGAAAACTTTAGATGAAATAGTTGACAGAAAACTAAATCAGATTTTAACCGCACATCAAACCGCGTCTATCAATGAAAATCTTGTATTAAAAGTTGGTGATTCCGTGTTTAAAGGAAAAATAACAGGCGTAAATAAAGCTAAATAATTTCTTTTTTCAAAATTTTTGTTTATACTTTAGACATATTCATTAGATATGTCAAAAATTAAAGTATTAGTAATCCCATCCGATACATTTGGTGTGGGTAAATTCAGAATCTTAGATCCATTTAAATACATTGGTGATAACTACTCAGATGAAATTCATGTTGATATAGCATTTAACACAGAAGATAATCATGATTTTTTTAAAAATTATGATATTGTTGTGTTTCATAGTTTTATACACAAATTACCTCACGAAGCGAATATCGCGAGAATTAATTGGTTAAAAAATCAAGGAATTAAAGTGATTATGGATATTGATGACCATTGGAAAGTTGATCAGAGACATCCAATGTATCATCAAATCCTTTTTAACAAAGTTAGTGAAAAGAAAGTTGAATTGATGAGGTTATCGGATTATGTCACAACAACCACACCGGTTTTCGCAAACACAATAAAAACAAAGTTGGGTATAAAAAATGTGTTAGTTTTCCCGAATGCCGTTAACGATGAAGAACAACAATTTCAACCAAATAAAATTGAATCAGAAAAAATTAGATTTGGTTGGTTAGGTGGTTCATCTCACTTACACGATTTAGAATTGTTAAGAAATGGTATCTCATCTGTTTATAGTGCTTACGGTGAAAAAATACAATTTGTTTTATGTGGGTTCGATACGAGAGGTTCGGTTAATGAAATAAACAAAGAAACAAATCAAGTAACACAAAGACCAATTCAACCTATGGAAACTGTTTGGTACAAATACGAACAAATTTTCACAGATAATTACAATGTACTTGATGAAGAATATAAAAATTATTTAATGACTTTTACAGAAGGTAATTATGTGGATAAAGATAAACCATACGTAAGAAGATGGACTAGAGAAGTTAGTAAATACGCGAATAATTACAATTATTTTGACGTATCTTTAGCACCGATAGTTGATTCAGAATTTAACACTAATAAATCACAATTAAAAGTTATTGAAGCGGGATTTCATAAAAAGGCATTAATTGCTAGTGAAATAAACCCGTACACTATAGATTTGATTTCAGGTGTTGATGATGGTAAATTTAATAGTAAGGGTAATGCGTTATTGGTTTCACCAAACAGAAACCATAAACAATAAGTTTGTAAAGATAGAGTTGAATTTATAAAATCAATTATTAATAAATAAAAACAAAAAAACATGCATTATTTAGTAACTATCGGTTATGAAACCGAACAAATGGACAGAAACGGAAATCCTCGTTTACAAAAATTAAAGTACATCGTTGAAGCTGAAAGTGTTGAAGAAGCAACAATTGTTGCATCAAAATACAGAGCGGGAGACGTAAGGTCAAGTGAAAGTATTTCAATTGTTAAAATGCCAATTGAATGTATCATTGATAAAAAAAACACTCCGGAATATTATAAATAATAAAAAGAAACACGATGCAATTCCATAGTAGAGACATTCAAATTTTACGTCAGTCACAAAGTAAAATGGTTTTAGAGTATCTTAATTCACTTAATGTTCAAGTAACTGTAGAAGAACTACAAAGAATTACCGACATTTTTGTTGAATGCTGTTTAAGACCATCAGACGATGATTTAAAAAAAAGAATCAAATCTTTAGATAAATGGATTAATGAAAAAATAGAAGAAAAAAAATCTATACCAAATGGATAAGGAAAAAATTGACGATTATATCGAAAGATTAAAAAAATTTGACTCAACTATGAGTGGTGATGATGAAAATTTTGACCCAACACTCATAAATGAATTGAATAATTTATTAAATGTACTTAATGATGATATTGTAAAAACACAATCTCAACAAATCGATAAAACTGATTATGAAATGGATTTTTCACCATTAAGTGTAAAGATTAAAAAATTAAGGGAAAACGCTGTTATTCCAAAATATTCTAAAGATGGTGACGCTGGTTTAGATTTAACTGTAACACATATTATTTCAGAAACCATGACCGATATTACATATGGTTTTGGAATTGCGCTTGAGATTCCAAAAGGATATGTAGGGTTAGTATTTCCAAGATCATCAATAAGAAAATATGACATGTTGTTAACGAACGCAGTTGGTGTTATAGATAGTGGATATAGAGGAGAAATACAAGCAACGTTCAAAAAGACTGAAGGTACTTTTAATTATTATGGTGCAAATGAGAGAGCTGCACAAATTATCGTTTTACCTTACCCTAAAGTACAATTTATTGAATCTGACGAATTGTCAGATACAGAAAGAAATACTGGTGGATTTGGATCAACAGGTAATTAAAGATATTTATTAGAATAATAAATGTTGTTAAATTTTAAATTTTGTTAAAAAGAAAACCAAAAACATCTGAACCTAAAAAAGGTAGACCCACAGTAGAAAAAAAAGCACCTATAACATTCGAAGAAAAAAAGATAAATAACAAACAAAGAATTCGTGAGGTCATAAAAAAACCAAAAGAAAAGTTCTTAACTAAATCTCAAGAAGAGTATTGGAACATTTTGGGTGATAATCAAATTACTTTATGTTTTGGACCTGCGGGTGTTGGTAAATCATACATTGCAATGAAAAAAGCGGTTGATTTACTTTGGGACGATAGTAATAAGTACGAGAAAATTATTATTGTTAGACCGGCGGTTGAAGCTGAGGAAAAACTTGGTAGTTTACCAGGAGGTTTGGAAGAAAAACTAGACCCATACATTTATCCTTCATATTATCTACTTAATAAAATAATTGGTAAAGAAGCCAGAGAAACTTTGAAAGATGAAGGGTTTATTGAAGTGGCTGCGTTGGCGTATATGCGTGGATGGAACGTTGATAATACGATATTAGTTTTTGAAGAAGCACAAAACGCAACTCCACAACAAATAAAGTTATTATTAACAAGAATAGGGTTTAATTCTAAATTTTTTATATCAGGTGATTTAGAACAATCAGATAAATACAAAGACAAAACAAAGTCTGGTTTATACGACGCTAAGAAAAGATTACACGGGTCACACGATATTGGTATATTTGAATTTGGTAATGAAGACATTGTTAGAAATCCATTAATAAGTCATATCTTAAAAAGATATGAAGATTAAGGTTTACTTATAATCAATCTAATAGTATATTTCTTTTATGGAAATATTCGTTAGTATTGATGGTGTTTTAAGAAACACAATTCAAAAATTTGATTATCATTACAAAGACAGTTTTTTTGATTCTGAATTTGAGAGTGAAAATAATTTTGAATATGGAATAATAGAACCAATTCAAAATAATAATTTATTAGATTCATATAAATTTCAGTCAAAAGAAGAATTTGACTATTTTTTATTTATTGAATATCCAATAGAAATTTTTGGTCACGCCGGACTAAGTTACTCAACTGCCATTTCAGATTTAAATAATCTAATACATAATAATCCTGAACATAATTTTACTGTTGTTGGTTTAGATCAATTCGGAAAATCTAAACCGGCAACACTATTCTTTTTATCTAAAAATGGATTTTTAGGGAATGATATAAAGTTTATCAAATCAAATGAAATAAATAACATTTGGGAAAAATGTGATTTTTGGATTACCGATGATAAAAGAATTATTGATTCCTGTTAAAAAAGAAATAACTAAATTATCAGAAATACAAGAACCATGGAACTGTTTGGAAAAAACTACTACATTGACATTGACGGAATCACAGACAAATGCAGAACAACACAATCAGTAAAAAACGATGACGATACTGATGAAACCGAAAATTCTGAAGGGTCAATTGAAATAAACATTTTTAAGTACGAAATGATTAAAATGTGTATTGAAAGAGTTTTATCAGAGTACGAAGAAGATGATGAATCAATGGGAGTTTTTGGAAAAGAAAAAACACCAATGTCATTTAAAATTGCGTTTAATACATTAATAAAATACGGAATAATAATCGAAGAAGAAGATGAATAATCAAGAAAATTTAGAAAGACTAGAGTCTGCGATTGGTAGACTAGAAAACAAACAAAGTGTCATTTATTTTTTAACTTATGACACAAAAAATAATCCGAGAGCGGCGGTAAAACATATCTATGATATTGCGTTGACCCTCAAAAAAAATGGATTTTTAGGGAATGATATAAAGTTTATCAAATCAAATGAAATAAATAACATTTGGGAAAAATGTGATTTTTGGATTACCGATGATAAAAGAATTATTGATTCCTGT